TAGGTACCTATGATGTATCTAAGGATAAAACGGTCTGTGCGCGCAATCTAACGAGCAACCGCAGCATGTTAGCTGTAGGCGGCCTGCAAAACACTACTACAGCTGTAAAAGGCATATCTATCGTAGTGCATTGGAATAAAAACCCGGATGAAACTGAGCGTGTAGCACAAAGCATACATGCTCTTTTTTACGGGCAGCAGCCGAAAATTGGTGATTACCGAGTTATTAAATGCGATATGAGAAGCGACGAACCCATAAGTGTGGGGACTGATACAAATGGGATATACGAATATGTAATTGAAACATGGCTCACATACGAGCGAAAGGAGTAATTTATGGCAAAAGTAACGACCGGTGTATATCCGGTATTTGACATTGTTTTTAGTATTGGGACGAAGGGACTTGCAAGCTCAGAAGATGATATGGCATCCATTAAGGATATGGAGTCATTCTCCCTATCCGTTGAAAGTAATGTAGAAAAATGGAGCCCGATGGACCAAGGAGGATGGGGTAGAGCCCTGGCAACTGCTAAAGCAGTTACTGTATCCCTGAAAGGCAAAAGAAGCGTAGGAGATAAGGGGAACGATTATGTTTATACTGTACTGTGGAAGGATGGTCTTGATTGTAGCACTAAGTATTCTATTGAATTCCCGGATGGCTCTAGCATCACTGGTAATTGTGTGCTGGATGTTAAAGCTGCACCAGGCGGCGATAGCACAAATGTTGCCGCGTTGGAGCTTGATATCATATTCGACGGAAAGCCTACCTTTGTACCTGCACCAGCAACACCAGAAGGGGGCGCTTAAGATGGGACGTAGATACGATGTCATAGACCGCCTGAGAAACCACAACGAAAGACCTGTAGTTGAAATCGACGCAGAGCACGAGTATCCTATCAATACGTCTAAAACTAATGTGCTGCTGATTATGTCCGAGGTCAAGAAAGCGCAGAAAAAGACGGAAGACGACCCTGAATCTGACATTAAAATGATTGATAAGATCATACAGATTGCTCTCGGCAAAGAGGCTCTTGATTATATCAATGAGAGCAATATGACGATGGCAGCTACAAACGATATCATGGCTGTTATCATGGCGGCTATCGGAGATACAGAAGTAGATTTTGATGATGGGGAAACGCCGGAAGAAAAAAAGTAGACCGCTGGTATGATATCTTTGAAGACTGGGAGCTGGTAGAGTCGTCTTTTGCTATGCAGTACCCCACAAAGGACCTGTATGACGATAAGATGGACTGGATTGAGTTTACCACGCTTTTAGCGGGTATCATGCCAGACACACCTTTGGGCAATGTTATATCCATTAGAGCAGAGGATGACGCTGACACGCTGGAGCACTTTAGCGAGGAGCAGCATCGTATTCGAGATGAATGGAGAGATAAGCAAACCCAGAGAATGATCGAGAGCATGAATAAAGAGGAAGTTATGAAAGAAGTCTATGCGATGTTCATGGACATGAGTAAATAGCTTCTTTTTTTATTTTTAGAAAGGCAGGTGATGATGTGGGAGCGACAAGTGCAGGGTCTATACAGATGGATCTGGAGATAAAATCAGACCTCGACAAGGACATACAGGCAGAGTCGAGTAAGATAGCCGACAGGATACGTAAGCAGGTAGACGCTATGAGCGGCGATATGTTTAAAAATCTTAGGCAATCTCTTGTGGCAAGTCTGGATAAGATGAATGAATCAATTAAGGCTACGCTCGACCGCACTAAACTTGAAATGCAGGCCTTCGTTGAGCAGATGGCGGGCATGGTCAAACAAATGTCTGGTGCACAGATGCCCTATCAGCAGGCTCAAAGCGATACGGAGCCAAACACAACAGCCTCACAGGGTCCTAGTGTGAGGGGGCCTCCGGGAATCAGTATACGCAAGCCTAAAGTCAAGTTTGACCCGCAATTTGACACAGAAATGTTCCGCCAGAAATATGCTGAGCTTGAAAACATGATGGATATGTACGACAATCAGATCCTTGCAAAACAAGCACAGCGGAAAACGCTACTTGAATCCTATAAGCCTAACATGAGTGCACAAGCTGAGAGTGCTCTTGATAAGCAGGTGATGGGGCTTGATACACAAATCGCTAAGCTGCAGGATGCTGCAGCTCGGACAAACATAACTCTTAGCGCTATGGATAGACAGATGGGGGCGACCTCCGTAACAACTGGCCAAACATCGGCATCCATCAGTAAATTGGCTAGCAGTATGGGCGGGCTAAAGGGCAAGATTGCATCTGCTGCGCTGAACGGTATGCAGAAAGGACTACAATTAGTCAGAAGTGCTGCAAGGGGAGCGGGCAGTGCTATCGTGCAATTTACAAAGCGCTTAGCCTCATCAGCATTGCATAAGTTTAGTAATGGGCTAAAATCAGCAGGACAGCATGCAGCGTCTTTTGCAAGCCGATTACTTGGTATAGGGTCAGCCGGTAAAAAGGCCTCTAACGGTATGGGGCGCGCTCATATGGGCGTAGGTCAGCTGATTAAGTCGTTTACGATTTTCTCGCTGATCTTCCCTTTGGTTTCCCGTGGCATCATGGCTTTAGCACAAAATATCGGGGCTACCCTTATGACAAATACCGCTTTTGCAAACAGTTTAAATCAGATACGATCTAATTTGGCCACAGCATTTACGCCTATCTTTCAGGCAATCATGCCCGCTTTAAATGCGCTAATGTCTGCATTGGCCACAGTGACCGGATATATAGCAGCTTTTATGTCTGCGCTATTTGGTAAGTCAATGGCGTCTACAAAGCAGGCTACATCCGGTATCTATGCAGCAAAGGATGCGATGGGTGCATATGGCTCATCTGCTGACAAAGCGGCCAAGGCGTCGGAAAAAGCTCGTAGGTCACTCATGGGATTTGATGAGATCAACAAGCTGGATGATGCGGATAATTCTGCCGGCTCTGGCGGCGGAGGTGGCGGCGGGAGCGATATGCCGGTCTACACACCGACTGATGTCGATGACGGACCTATCAAAAAATGGGTAAAGCAGCTCAAAGACCTGTGGGCTAAGGGTGACTATGACGGTATCGGTAAGCTCATAGGTCAGCAGGTCAATAAGGCTGTAGCGTCATTTACAAAATGGATATCGTGGGATAACTTAGGCAAATCCATCACAGAGTTTTGCGACGGGTTTTGTGAGCTCTTTAACAGTTTGATTGATACGATAAATTGGGAAAATATCGGGCGAATGTTTGGCGCCGGAATCAACACTATCGTAAATACGTTGTATTTGTTGTTTACTGGCATTAACTGGGAGCGGATAGGTAAAGCATTAGCTCAGGGGCTTAACGGTCTTGTATACAGCGTTGACTGGGATAAGCTAGGGCATACAATGGGCGCGTTTTTACAGGCTCACATCGATGCTCTCTATGGATTTGTAACTACTGCCGACTGGCCTGCTATCGGTAAGGCTCTGGCTGACGGAGTTATGGGGATTGTGTATAGTGTAGATTTCCCTAAATTTCAAGCAGCTCTCGGCAAAGGTCTAAGTGGAGCAATAAGCTCTGTGCATACCTTTGTTAAAAACATTGACTGGTACAAACTGGGAGATACGATTGCCAAGAGTATAAACGCCTTTTTTAATAACATAAATTGGGCTGACTTTGGCATGACTCTGAGCGATGCAGCGCTGGGTATCCTTGATACATTGCTTACAGCATTAAGGGGCGTAGACTGGGGGCAAATAGGTACCGGCATTGCAACCTTTATCAAAAACATTGATTGGTGGGGTGTTGCAGGCTCCTTGCTCCAGACAATAATCGCAGCTGTACACGGCATAGGGGCTGG